TAATCAGATAGCAGAAGGCAAAATTAAAAGGCTGATTATAAACATGCCACCAAGACATACGAAGTCCGAGTTCGCTAGCTACTTGCTGCCCGCTTGGATGGTAGGTAGAAACCCGAAGCTTAAGATCATTCAATCTACTAACACCACGGAACTATCCGTTAGATTCGGGCGTAAAGCAAAACAACTCTTAGACAGTCCCGAGTATCAATCTGTTTTTAAAACTAGACTCAGAGAAGATTCGCAAGCCGCAGGTAAATGGGAAACACAACAAGGCGGTGAGTATTACGCAGCGGGTGTCGGCTCCGCGATTACAGGTCGTGGTGCAGATTTACTTATCATTGATGACCCGCACACCGAACAAGATGCGATGAACAGAGATGCCATGGAGAGAACCTTTGAATGGTATACATCAGGTCCTCGTCAACGTCTCCAGCCAGGCGGTGCAATTATCTTAGTTATGACAAGATGGAATACAAAAGATCTTACTGGTATGCTGTTAGGCGCGCAGCGAGAAGCCAAGGCTGACCAGTGGGAGATTGTAGAGTTTCCGGCAATCATGCCTAGTGGTAAATCTTTGTGGCCAGAGTATTGGAAGCTAGAAGAACTAGAAGCAGTTAAAGCATCAACGGGTGTACAGAAATGGAATGCTCAGTATATGCAAAACCCAACATCAGAAGAAGGTGCAATCATCAAACGAGAATGGTGGGTGCCGTGGGAAGAAGATTTTATACCTGCATTAAAACATGTCATACAATCTTACGATACAGCGTTTGGCAAAAAACAAACAGCTGACTATTCTGCAATCACTACATGGGGTGTGTTTTATTTAAATGATGATAGCCCTGCGAGCTTGATATTATTAGATGCCAAGAAAGGCAGATACGATTTCCCAGAGTTAAAACAGGTAGCTTTTGAACAATGGAAGTATTGGGATCCAGATACAGTCATTGTTGAGGCAAAAGCATCAGGTCAACCTTTAACTGATGAGTTAAGAAAAATGGGTATACCTGTCGTAAACTTCTCTCCGTCAAAAGGAAATGACAAGCATACACGCGTTAATTCAGTTGCACCTTTATTTGAAAGTGGTATGATATGGGCTCCGAACCAGGAATTTGCTGAAGAAGTAATCGAGGAGTGTGCGGCTTTTCCATTTGGTGAACATGATGACTTAGTTGACTCGACAACTCAAGCAATTATGCGATTCAGGCAAGGAGGTTTTATTTTACACCCCGACGATGAAAAAGAGGAAAAGATAATGAAAACTAAGAGGAACTATTATTAATGGCAAATCCAATCGACATAACTTCAAGAATATACAAGGTGCTTACAGAATTATTTGGCCCAAAATTTGCAAGGGACATGATAGGCACAGCCACTAATGTTACAAAGCCAGTTAAATTAGATCCTAATGCACCCACAGCAGCTCTTTATTCTAAGGGAGCGTTAAGGAGTAATCCAGGAGCTGAAGGTTTAGCTGAACAAAAAATTATGGAGTATGCGCCTACTATTCTTAGTAATAATAATAGAATGGAGCAAATGAATTTTTTAGAAAACGCAGAAACACTTTTAGAGATTAGAGCAGGAAAAACAACTAAAGACGGTGTACCTATAGAAAAAACAAAACCAGAGGAAAACTTTTTTGAGAATACAGAGCAAGCAGATGTCATAGATTTAAAAACTAAAGCTAAAGTTGATGATAAAGGTATAGCATCTTTAAAAGATAAGTTTGGTTTACCTGAAGGCGTTGATCCAAAAAGCTCTAAAGGACAATTTATACAATCACTTCAAAGAGCAGAGGCAGACACTAGAGAGGCAGAGGAAATAGCAAAAAAAGGATTAGAAGACTTCCTTGGTTTTGGTCGTGAGGTACAAGGTCCAGATCTTTTAACAGAGGCTAGACGTAGAGCAGTTGTTAGAGAAATTTTATTAAACGATAACAGAATTGATTTACCACCAGCGATTAGAAAAAGTTTAAAAAACCGTGATGATTTGTCAGGAGGCGCTGATCAAAATCTAGATCCTTTAAATATTTATGATACGTATTACGAAAGAAACATTACTAAGCTTGAAGCGCTTGATGGAATTATAGAAGGATCAAGAAGTGAAAAAGAAGCTGTTGATGAGTTTGTAAAAGAATTTGATGGCTTTGATCTTAAGCCTAAGGTTAGCAAAGAAAAACCTGTGGTTAGAGAATCTATAGATGATGAATTAGTTGAATTAGAAGAAACAAAAAATCTTGATAATTTTGATGAGGAAGTAACTGACAGAGCAGGAGAAATTATAGATGAAGATATTGACCCAGATGAGTTGGCTAAAGGTGGTCGACCCGGCGCAGGTTTAGATTATTTGATGGGGGTATAACATGGCCTCTGAACTTCTTAAAAGACAAGCATTAATTAATAAGCTTAAAGAACCTAACGTTGAAGATGTTAATTTCGATTTAGTTAACTCATCAATAGATTATAGTATTGAGTCAATTACAGAAGATATTTTACCAGAACCAAAACCAGCAGAACTATTTCAAGAGAGAGAAAAAGTAAGATCAGAAAGATTGTTAGATACTATTAATAAAATAGGCGGCGGGTTAATGGATGAGTCTTTAGATTTTATTAGAAGAAACGAAATGGCTATAGGTGGTGGTTTAATTTCTGGGACTGACTTAGGAACAAGAGAAGGCTTTGCAGGTATTAGGTATAATAAAAAACCGTTAGGTGGAGAAGGTAATGAGTACATAAAAACTTTTAATACTAAAGGTGGAGAAAAAAGATATTTCTTTGAATTTTCAAGAGGAGGAATAACTAGAAAATTTACAGCTCCTTTCACACCTGCAGGCTTAAAAGAAGTTAAAAAAGTAAGAGCAGAAACTTTAGAAGAATTTAAAAAATCAGGCTTTAAAGAAAAAGCTATTGTAAAATTAAAAAGGCCACCTAATCCTAATAAACCTTGGCGTTTTAAATCTACTGCAAGAGGAACAGAATATTTTGCAACAGAGGCAGAGGCTAAAGCAGAGCAAGCAAGAAGAGTAAAAGCAAAATTTGAAGGTCAAACAAAAATACCTCCAAAAGATTTTGAAAAAATTAAAAAAAGAATTCTTAAAGGCGAAACTTTAGATGAGATAGCAAAAACATACGACGCTAAAGGAACGTCTGTAGCAAAACTTTTAAGAGATAATAACACAAGTTATACTGAGTTAACTCCTAATGTTACTCTTTCAAAACAAAAAGGAAAAAGTCTTTTTTTAAACAACCCTGAAAATATAGACTATGTTCAAAAAAACTATGGAGCATTAAAAAATGAAACAATGGCTAAAGCTCTTTTTCCTGATCTACCTATATCAACAGCACAGTCAAGAGTTAGAAAAATAATCAACAAATTAATAGACGAGAAAAAAATTAAACCTATCCCTGGTTCTTTAATAAAAGAAGTAAGAGAAGAAAGAGGTTTTAATCCAAAAGAGTCAGCTAAAAGAACTCAAAAAGAAAGACAAGCAGCAAAGAAAAAATTTAGTGTGCCTGCTTTTGAAACAGCTATGCAAGGAAGCAAGGCATCGCAGTTATCTCACATGGCTGATTTATATAATGAGGTTGTCAGATTTGAAACACTTGGATATTCTCCAGCAAGAATTAATCAAGCGATATTTAAAAATGTAGACCCCTATCTTAAAGGTCTTGTAAAAAAAAGAAACAAGCTTTTAAAAAATAAACCCCCTGGTTACGCAGCAAAAGTTAATGAAATAAATAAAAAAGGAGAAGCTGCTGCTCGTGCAACAAAAGGATATAAATCTTTTGAAGTAATAGAGCCAAGTGGTAAAACATATAGTGTAGGTGTTGATTATGCTAAAACTGTAGACCCTCTTGGAATGTTTGAAGGAAAAACTTTACAAGAGATTGCACCAGATAAAATTTCAACACAATCCCCAGCTTTAAAACAAATAATACCAGACGATGTTGAAAGATACACTTTTGTAAAAAATGCAAAAGCTGTTCAAGCCGCTCAAAAGAAAGTTTCAAAGGCAGATATCGATGCTATTGCTGAAGAAGTAGAGTCAAGAGGTTTTGAAACTAAACGTCCAGTAAATGCCTATCAAAAAAACAAAGTAAAAAATTTAATTGCATCACTAAGCCCTGATAAAAGATGTCAAGGAAAGTTTGCAGAAGGGTCTCCACCAAGTCTTGATTATTGCTTTGAGCAAGGTAAAAAAGTAATTAACGAAGCTAAAGTAAAACCAGGCGGATCACAGTTTAGAAATTTTGCTAAACTAGGACAGTACGTAACTAAAACAGGTAAGACTGCCGCGGGTGCAGCGGACCTTCTTATATCTGTAGGCCCTGGATTAAAAGGGTTTGGAGTTGGACTTTTGATAGAAACAGGTCTTGCTATGGAAGAACTTTCAAAAGGGCAACCAGGAATAGCTTTTAGTAAAACTATTTTAGGTGATTTATATAATTTAATTGTACCCGAAGAAAAAGAATTTAGTGTAGGAAATAGAATGCTTAAAAGTGCAAAAACAGAAGAAGAGAGAGTTGCTATTCAAAATTTAATTGACTTTAATAAAGACCAAGAATCATTTGACAAGAAAGTAAGATATTTTGATTACTTACAGAATGCCCCTGAATTTGAAAGAGAGGGAGCCGATATGGTTAAATTAGAAAAAGAAATAGATGATCTATATTTTGATTTACAAAAACGAACACCAAAAGTAGTAAATGAAGATGTAGGAAAAATTTTATCTGAGGTATCTGTTCGTGTAGGAGATGAAGGTCGTGATTTATTAAAAGGTTTTTATGGAAAAATTTTTGGAGATAGACAGTTAAAAGATCCAAGTATGCAATCCTTTCCTTTAGGAAAAGGTTATTTTGATGCGATGGCTCCAGTACCAACTGATGTTATAGGAATACCTATGTACCAAGCCCCAGGCGATACTGCAAGTGGTTTTGATCAAATGAATTTACCAACTTCTTTTGAAACAATTCCAACAGATAGTGGAGGCGGCGGTGGAGCTGGAATTTATGAAGAGTTAGACGATATATATGAAGAGGGAATTATGGGAGCAGCTCAAGGTGGACGAATAGGTTTTGCCGAAGGGCCAGAAAATCCAGGCAGAAGATTTTTCTTAAAACTAATGGGAGGAATTATGACTTTACCAGTAATTGGTAAGTATCTAAAACCACTAGCTCCTGTTGTTAAACAATTACCAAACACAACTACAAAAATGCCAGAATGGTTTCCTCAACTAGTAGAAAGGATGATGTCTTCGGGCACCTCTACAAAAATAACAAAAAACACACCAGGAGAAACTCTTCCATTGTTTGCAGAAGAAGCTACTATAATGCAACACCCAGAATTACCTGGTGTTCGACTTGAAAAATATGACAATGGTGTAATAAAGATTGAGGGTATAAATGCTTATAATGAACCCTATGAACTCAAGTATGAACCACCAGGTGAATACAAAAGTCTTGAAACTGGAGAAATTAAAAAAACAGAGGGAGATTTTGCGGCGGCTGATACTAAATATTATAGAACAGGAGACCCTAGAGAAATGGATTACGATGTTGATTATAGTGTAGTAGAGGACATAGATGATATTTTAGGTGGTAATTCTACACAACTAGAAGGTTTTGCAAAAAGCACAGGAGAAGTAAAATATACAAAGGGAGCAAAACTAGTAGATGATGCAGACGCTCAATTTAATTATGATGAGCCTCTTTCTGAGAACCCAGCATATAGACCATCAGATGCTAGAGCAGATGTTATAGAAGGCCCTGATATAGATTTAAGTGATTACTATGACGACTAAATTAACTAAAACAATACCCCCTAAATCAGGCCCTCAGTCTCAGGGCTTGCTTATTAATTATAATACTGTTAAACCAGTAAAACTGGAGAAAATAAATGGCGGACATAGACAAATCTCTTCCAAACGTAGAGCAAGAGATAAAAATACCATCACCTGAACAAATTGAAGTTGCTCAAGAAGAACAGCAACAGAAAATTACTGAACAAGGTGAACCTGTAGAGATAACAGAAAACGAAGATGGATCTGTAGATGTAAATTATGATCCCTCAATTGGTTCTGTTGAAGGTGGCCAAGAACACTACGCTAATTTAGCAGAACATTTACCAGACGATGTTTTAGGTAGATTAGGAACATCACTTTATCAAAACTATCAAGATTATAAAAATTCTAGAAAAGATTGGGAGAGAGGTTACAGAGAGGGTTTAGATCTTTTAGGATTTAAATACGACAATAGAACAGAACCATTTCAAGGTGCGTCGGGCGCAACACACCCAGTGTTAGCAGAAGCTGTTACACAATTTCAAGCATTAGCTTACAAAGAATTATTACCTGCAGAAGGACCAGTTAGAACTCAAATTTTAGGTGTGCCTACACCTGAAAAAGAACAACAATCTCAAAGAGTAAAAGATTTTATGAACTATCAAATTATGGATAAGATGAAAGACTATGAACCTGATTTTGATTCTTTACTGTTTCATTTACCCTTAGCAGGATCAGCTTTTAAAAAAGTTTACTACGATGAAGCAGCTCAAATGGCTTGCTCTAAATTTGTACCCGCTGATGATTTGATTGTCCCGTATACAGCTACCTCATTAGATGATGCGGAGTCTATCATTCATCGCGTACAAATATCTGAAAACGAATTAAGGAAACAACAAGTAGCTGGTTTTTATAGAGACATAGAATTAAAACCAGGACCTGTTAATGAAACAGAAATTGAAAAAAAAGAAAGAGAATTGCAAGGTGAAACAAAAGGCAGAGACGAGGACGTATTTAATTTATTAGAGTGTCATGTTAATTTAGATTTAGAGGGATTTGAGGACATGGGACAAGATGGTGAACAAACAGGAATTAAACTTCCTTATGTTGTAACTATCGAAGAAAATTCTAGAGAAGTTTTATCAATTAAAAGAAATTACGAAATAGGTGATGCTATGAAAAATAAAGTAGATTATTTCGTACATTTTAAATTTTTACCAGGATTAGGTTTTTATGGTTTTGGTTTAATACATATGATTGGTGGATTATCAAGAACAGCTACAGCTGCATTACGACAACTACTAGACGCAGGAACATTATCTAATTTACCTGCAGGTTTTAAACAAAGAGGCATTAGAATAAGAGACGACGCTCAAAGCATTCAGCCAGGAGAATTTAGAGATGTGGATGCACCAGGAGGAAACATCAGAGATTCATTTATGATGTTACCATTTAAAGAGCCGTCAGCAACTCTCTTACAACTTATGGGCGTCGTAGTAACTGCAGGTCAAAGATTCGCTTCAATAGCAGACTTGCAAGTAGGTGAGGGTAATCAACAAGCCGCTGTGGGTACGACCGTAGCGTTGCTAGAAAGAGGCAGCAGAACAATGTCTGCAATACACAAAAGAATTTACGCGGCGTTAAAACAAGAGTTCAAATTAATGGCAAGAGTTTTCAAGTTATATCTACCTCAAGAATATCCCTACGATGTTGTTGGTGGTCAAAGAATCATCAAACAAACAGACTTTGACGACCGAGTAGATATATTGCCAGTTGCAGATCCAAATATATTTTCTCAGACACAGCGTATTTCCCTCGCACAGTCGGAGCTGCAGCTGGCAACATCCAATCCACAAATACATAATTTGTATCAAGCATATAGAAATATGTACGAAGCTTTGGGTGTAAAAGATATTGATAAACTTTTAAAACGACAACCTATTCCCGCACCAAAGGACCCAGCGTTAGAGCACATTGATGCTCTCGCTGGGAAACCGTTCCAAGCTTATCCTGGTCAAGACCACAGAGCGCACATAACTTCTCATTTAAATTTTATGGCAACTAACATGGCTAGAAATAATCCAATGATTATGGCTGCATTAGAAAAAAATTGTTTTGAACACATTTCTTTGATGGCAACAGAACAAGTTGAAGTAGAGTTTAGGGAAGAATTACAACAATTAGCAATGATGAAACAAAACCCACAAGTTGCCATGAACCAACAAGTACAAATGCAAATAAAAATGACAGCAGAAAAAATTGAAGCAAGAAAAGCACAATTAATTGCTGATATGATGGAAGAATTTATGAAAGAAGAGAAGAAAATTACATCTCAATTTGATAATGACCCTATTGCTAAACTAAGAGCAAGAGAACTAGACCTTCAGGCACAAGAAAATCAAAGAAAACGTGAAGAAGGCGAAGAGAGAATTAACTTAGATAAGATGAGAGCGATGATGAACCAAGAGAATCAAGACGAAAAACTTGAACAAAACGAAGAATTAGCAAAATTAAGAGCAAATACTTCGATTGAAAAGACAATTTTATCAAAAACTTTACCAAGTGCTAAAGATATGGGCCAAGGTGGTGTGATAATTAAAAAAATAGATGACTAATCTACAAAAAAAGGTTAAAAATTAAAAAAAAGGAGCTAAAATGGCAGAAGAAAACAAAAAAGGCCTAAACCACGAAATGTTTACGAACAAAGATGGTTATGTTGAAGGTGGAAAAGAGATTGAAACAACTGATCCGTCTGAAATGCAAGAAGCAGAGGTTCAAGGTCAAGGAAATATCTTAGCAGAGAAAAAAAGAAAAGCTAAGTGGTACTAATATGGCGTGGTTTAGTTTAGCAAAAATTGCTTTACAAGCTGGTAGTAAGATATATGCTAATCGTCAGAAGACGAAGATGGCAATGTCTGATGCACAGCTCATGCACGCAGAAAAAATGGCTCGAGGTGAGGAAGCTTACCAAGGCAAACTTTTAGAAGCACGTCAAAACGACTATAAGGACGAATTTGTTTTGATAATTATTTCGGCGCCCATCGTGGTGCTCATGTGGGCAGTGATGAGTGACGATCCGGAAGCAATGGAGAAGGTAAAATTGTTTTTTGAATACTTTCAATCGCTTCCAAGCTGGTTTACGAATTTATGGATCCTTGTCGTAGCTAGTATTTTTGGTATAAAGGGTACACAAATATTTAGAGGAGGAAAAAAATAATGGTAAATAGAATATACAACAAACAAGTTTCACCTAAAGGATATATGAAAGGTGGACGTGTTGAAAAAATGGGTGGCGGCATGATGAAGAGAGGCATGTACAAGAAAGGAAGCTTTCCTGATATGTCTGGTGATGGTAAAGTTACTCAAAAGGATATTTTAATTGCAAAAGGTGTAATTAAAAAACCTGGCAAAAAGAAAAAAGTTGTCAAAAAAATGAAAAACAAGAAAAAGGTGATCGGCTAATGGCTGGCAAAGGTTTATACGCAAATATACACGCTAAAAGAAAACGTGGTGGTAAAATGCGAAAGAAAGGTGCAAAAGGTGCACCTACAGCAGCTAACTTTAGACGAGCCAAACAAACAGCGAGGTCTTAATGACAAAACTGTGTCCAAGAGGTAAAGCCGCAGCGAAAGCAAAATTCGATGTATACCCTAGCGCATATGCTAACGCCTACGCTTCTAAAATATGTGCAGGTAAGATTAAAGATCCATCTGGCACAAAAAGAAAAGATTTTAAAGGACCTAAACCAGCAGGAAAAGCCATGGGCGGTAGAATACGAGCAGCTGGTGGTGGTTTAACAGAAGCTACTGATAGACTAAGAAGACAAGGTCTTAGAGGTGGTGGAATGTGCAAAAAAGGGATGAATAAAAAAATCCTTAGAAAATAAAATGGCAAAGAACGGTCTTGATAAATGGTTCAAACAGAAATGGGTAGATATTGGTTCCAAGAAAAAAGGTGGAGGCCATAAACCATGTGGAAGAAAATCTGCGAGTGGATCAAAAAGAAAGTATCCAAAGTGCGTGCCTGCTGCAAAAGCAGCAAGGATGACAGACTCTCAGAAGCGGAGTGCCGTTGCAAGAAAGAGAAGTAAAGCACAAGGTGTAGGTGGTAAACCTACAAATGTAAAAACATTTGCAAGAAAAAAAGCCGCTGACGGTGGTTACATGGGTAAAAGTATTAGAGGTGAGTACGGTGGTAGAAATTTATCAAATCCATCTTATGTAAACTACTATAAAGGTATGTTAGATTAATGAGAAACGATTTTCAAATGAGAGAACAATTTTCTAAAGGCACTATGCCTGCTAGAAATAAAAAAAACTTTAGACCTACAAAGTCTGGAGCGGGCATGACAAGAGCTGGTGTCAAAGCCTATAGAAGATTAAATCCCGGCTCAAAACTAAAAACAGCCGTGACCGGTAAAGTGAAAAAAGGGTCAAAAGCTGCTAAACGTAGAAAATCATACTGCGCAAGATCACTAGGTCAGCTCAAAAGAGCTTCAGCAAAAACAAGAAACGATCCGAACTCACGTATCCGTCAGGCAAGAAGGAGATGGAAATGTTAAAAAATGGCAAGAAAAGAACTATTAAAAAGGTAGTTAAAGCTTTGAAGAAAGCATCCAAAGCACATGCTGGTCAAGCAAAAACATTAAAAGGAGTTATTAATGGCGGATCCAAAAACAGGAACAGGTAAAAAACCAAAAGGTTCTGGGAGGAGACTGTACACAGATGAGAATCCTAGAGATACTGTTAGAATTAAGTTTGCGACCCCTACAGACGCTCGTAAAACAGTTGCGAAAGTTAAAAAAGTCAAAAAACCTTTTGCAAGAAAAATACAAATCCTCACGGTTGGTGAGCAAAGAGCAAAGGTTATGGGTAAGAGCCAGGTGGCTAGCATATTTAAAAGAGGTAAAGAAGCGATTAGGAAAGAGAGGAAAAAATGAATAAAAGAACACCCATGTTGGCTTCACTTAGAGCTAGATATGAAGCAGACATTGCAGAAGCAGATACGACGATAAACATTTATTTGGATAATCCAGTGGCAATAGGAGAACATCCACAGCATTTGGAAGAAATAGATAAATTATTAAGCAAAATAGCAGATGCAAAAGATAAAATGGAAGCGTTGGAGGCTTTTGAATAATGCAAGATTTAGAGCTAATAACTAAAATACAAAGACAATTAAAAGAACTTTATCAAAATGTTGGTGACTCAATGATAAGCGGAGGGGTTGACAATATGGAAAAGTATAAATATATGTTAGGACAGGCACATGCCTACGAATATATTTCTCAGGAAATCTCTAACCTGCTAGATAAAAAGGAGCAAAAAAATGAGCAAGGAACAATTATTGACCTCGAAAAACGAGGTCCCAAAGCATAAAAACGCTTTGGAAGAAAAGTATATC